TATATAAAAACAATAACAAAGCGATCTTGCATCGAGTGCATCGCATTATTGTAGTTCTGGTACAAGGACTTTAGTGTAGGTATGCCCACTAAGCCCAGGGTTACAAAGGTGAAACCAAAAAATAATAGTTAAAATCGTCTCCTCCAGAGAGATAAAGTCTATCCACGGTAGCTTTATCAGAGACGACTATACTTTTAGGTTTATCTCCAGTTATGTTAATTGGTACATCATTAGCATTTACTGGGAGAAAGGGTAAGGATGAATACCAAGGGATCTCTACGGTGTTTTGTGGCCATAGAGTTCCCGAAGTATACGACATAGCATTTCCAGCCGAAATAATCGGGTTTAGAAATGTCTCCATTGATAGGTATTGAAAAGTGGAACCTACTGTTGGAGTATTGTTGTATGTTAAAACTGCACGGCGTGACCCGTTCCAGTATTTAAATATACGTCCAAAACTATGAAATGCTCCAAATTGTGTTTGATCTGGATTAGTATCAAGCACATTAACACGATCAGCTACACCGTAAGTAATAGCTGTATTGGCGTACCGTTTTAGACAATCTGATATTGACGATATCATTTCGCCCGAAACTGTTCCATGTTCGCGTATGAAGCACGAACCAGACGCAATTGGTGGAAATGTCTTATCAAAAGAACCACGTATATCCATATCCGCATTGGCTATACGTTTTTTCTTTTTGACAGCCACTTTTATATCATTTTTTGTTAACGAAGGTGGTAAACCGGCAGTTTGATACTGCACAAGCTGATTAAAACGAATGTCCTCAGCTGCCGACCTATAAATCGCACAATAAATGATTGGATCTTCCTCCATCGATGCTCCAACTAAAGGAATTAGTTGTTGTATAACTAACTTAGGGTATATTCCACCCCCAAGCGACTCTTGAAAAGAGCGATACATAGTGGGCCACAAATATGGCACGGTACGAGCATAAGCTGTATCTCCACGTACATCGATGACATCAGAAATTATATCTCCACTTGTATTGTCGTCTGGTAATGTCGAATTATATAGAACCGAAATCCTAAAACGACCTGAAGTAAACTGACTAGTATAAAAATAGATATGATACTTAAAACCTCCTCTCCAATAATTGAAATGCCGAGCTATAAACTCGCAATAATCTGGCGTTGTTGGTAAACCAGGAATTTCCGCATCATTGGTTTGAGCAAAAGGATGTACATCTGTGGAAACAGGTGATCCTATTGGTCCATTAAAAACAAACAATCGATGTAACATCGGTGTTTGTGCTATTTTAAGTATATCTTTCTCACGATCCTGTTGCCCAGTTAAAGCAGGGTCTAATTCTACAGGAGTGAGAGTAGTCAGTGAGAGAGGTCGACAGTGGTCCATACCGTCTCCTCTCGAAAAATCACGGGAAAAATCCATTGATACCGGTTGTAATGCTTGTACAGAAGTAGGCTTATCGAAAAGTGTAACTAAAGATCCGAAAGATTCTACCAAGTCCCCAATAATGGGTACTTGTTCTAAAACATTTTGAACGGCATTAACTGTCTTACCAACAGTTTCAACGGCAAAACGTGATTTGTTCGCCATCTCGCGAACAGCCGCTCCTGCTGACGAATCAGCATTAGCGATGTACCCAGATACTTCAATGTCTTCGAAGTTAGCAAATACTTGTATTGAAACAGTATCTGTAACGTTAGGATTAGCTGTACCAAGCGGAGTCAATGGTGTAAACCAGACTCTGCCTATATCAGCATTCGAAGTTTGTGCATTGCAATAACTATAGGGATTAATCCAAGGGATATGAATTTCACAAGTGTTCTGTAACGAAGCACTTAAAACAATAGCTCTATTTCCTGATTGTTGATAAACATCATTGGCATGTGATTGTGTGAACGTATTAGGTATCCACGATATCATGAATGCTCCATAATGGAACTGTGTAGTGTTCATCTTAACCTGCAACTTTACTCCTGCTCTTAAAAAGGCAAAATTAGCTAATCTGCTAGCTATAGCGGGTATAACGCGTAAAGTTTGAGGGAAATTGAGTATGTTTGGTGTGATAATTCCTGGTCCCCAGGTAAATTCAGCAACTCTGTAAGGTCTTGTCAGGACCTGGACCGGAGTCTGATCAGGATACGGGTTAGTAATTCGATTAAGAACCAATTGCGGTTTATATTCCGGTTCTTGTTCGACTTTTTCACCTGTATCATCGAATTTAGTGATCTGCACTTGTAGTGTAGGAGCATCAGGGCCCGAAGCCATACGCTCTGTTGTGTTTTCTAATTGTGTTGTGTTTGTTGTTGCTACTCGATTATACTATAGATTCTGAGCGAGTAAACCCGAATCCAGACAATGCTCTCTTTGAATGAGAAAGTCTATAAGCTTGAGCTACTTATATCTATTTACTCATTCAAGGTCATGTTAACCCTTTCGACTTGGGGTGGTTCCTTATTGCAAAGGTGCACCGAGTGTATACTTTTGCCAAAGAACAGAAAAATCATCTGAGTAATATTTTCTTTCTCCTTGAAAATAGGCATTAAATCTTTCTGTAATTCGTCTTCGAGCAAACTCATATTCTTGTTCTCCATAATAAAAATGTTCCATTAAATAAGCGTCCACAGTTGATCTTATAGCAATAACTTGTTCTGATTTCTTTGTTTTTTTGTCCATCCAAAGTACTGAATTTTGAATTGATTCTTTGTCTAATTGAGGAAATATATGCTTAGTTCCTTTATAATCTATAATTCCAAATTTCCTTTTAAGGAAATTAGAATCTTTAAGACTTATCAATTCGTGTACAGTTTCAGATTTGTCTGATGATGTATAACTCATTCCTAAAAATTTTTTAAAAAATTTTTGTAGTGTAACCATATTATAAATATGTCTAAATTTCTCATGAACTGAACCATGTGAATCATCACCATACAATGCCAAAGCAACAAATAAATCAAATTCCCATTTATGTTCTTCACACAAAAAACACCAAGCGAGCTTATGAATAGCATAATTATATATACTGTTAATAATGGAAGTCCAGTAGTGTCCTGAACTACCTCCTTGGCGAACGTGATAAATACCATAAACAGAATAATGAGTAGCTTGAAAAGCTACACGCACAGCACAATAAATTAAATTTTTGTCTCCTTCATCCATGTCGTATCCAGCATGTCGTATAAAAAAATTTGCAATTGGTTCTGCAAAACGCATTAACATCGTTTTGTCCCATCTTTCGAAATCTCCAGCTATTATAGCTTTAACCAAAATTAAATCTTCTAAACTCATCTGTCCACTATCCGCATGTTTCTTAACGTAATCAAAAAACTTACTCCACTCGAAAGAATGAACATTCATCCCTACTTTGATTGGTTTCCCATAACGTGATTCTTCTATATCTCTAAAGAGACATCCTAAATATTTCTTAATAATCATCATCACTGCTTTGGGTCCTGCGTCAAACAATCTCGTTTTCTTTTTCTCTACACGTTCTTTTTCTCTAACCTCGTCTTTCAACACATCATTGACTTTATAGTAAGCTAAAATTTTTGATCTCCATGCTTTTTCAATTCTATGAACTTCACTAAGAAATTCGGGATCAAAATATACTTTTCTTTCTTTAAAATCTACAAAGATACAATCTTCTGTTTTCTTCCCCAACTGAGTGAAATCTTCACCTATACCTGTTTTAAGATCAGCAGGATGTATCTTAAGATCTGGTACACCCAATATAGTTTCATCCCAAGTCAACTTCCTTCTAGCTTTATCTATATATTCATCATCCAATAAAGTATCCAATAAACGGGGATCATTGAGATCCTTCTCTAACTGAGCTGGAAACTCTGGTACTGGATTATCATATTTTGACATCGCTATTTGAAGTGGTGTAGGTTCTTCTTTTGAATCCAAAAGGGCTGGTATTTTAGTAGCTTCATGAATAGGTTCTAAAACTTTATTGTGAGCATAGATTTTATCCTGAAATGGACTAGGTATAATATTCGACGTTTTTGCCATATAATGTCCACGTTTAAGATGAACATCCATGTCAACCCCTTGAATATTTTCCATAACATTAATTATTCCTCCTACTCTTGTAGCATAACCACAATTATCGAGTTTGTAAATATTGTTAGGCCCGAGTTCCATTTCTGTAGACATCTCACATTTTATATCTTCAAAATGCTCTAATTCAATAGGTACAACAAAACTTCGGCTTCCAAGAGAAGCAAAATGAATTCCTAATAAAGGCTTTGTCATATTCGTTGAATCAATTACAGGTAATGCGCAAGCGCCTGCATAACCTTCCATTTTGATGATTTCATAATAACGTTCTGTGTTAAAAACATGTTTTTCACCTCCAATATGTATTTTGGATTTTAATCCATTACCTTTGGCTCTTCCGGTCAAACCTGTTACATAACTTCTTATAAGAACACTCTCCTGTTTAAAACTCTCAAGTCTAGTTGGTGAATCAATTACATCTGTTTCATTAAAATCCTTAATCAAATGTGTAATGTCTCTATAAGATCTTATAGCCCTCCCAAAATTTATATACATCAAATCTTGATCTGGAATAATTTTAATATTTAATTCATCTAATCGTAATCTATGAGATGTTGGTGTATCAGGAGGTGCATAAACACTAACAGCAACAAGTTTTTTATTTGGATATGCTAACAAAGCATGTTTAACCGTACAAGCTAAAGTTCCTTTAAGGAAAAAAACTAAAGCATTTTGTAAAGTTCCATCATCAAATATATACCAAACCGGTACAACTTGCTGTATTATAGCGTTTGATATCCATTGCATTTGAATTGTCATATCAGCGTCAGCCTCCACGTCTCCAAATGCATATTTCATATCACGAGCTTTTGATCTATCTTGTTTCTTCACAACATTCTTAACTCTCGAAAAATCTTTATGAGCTTTCCGTTCTATCTTATCATTATCTTTGCGAATCTCTTTCTTAGTATAGTTAAAAGGTTTCATTTTTGCATCATATTGATCTCTACGAGCTTTGTCATGTTTATGTAAATTAAGTTTCTTAGCATAAACTTCTTTCTTAGCTTGTTTAACAAAATCTTTAATATGAGCTTTCTGTTCCCTTTTACCTTTAGCAAAATGTCTTCGTAAATACACTCTTTTATCTCTATTTATTGCCTTCTTATCAATTGAATCTGCATTTGCAACAGTATTCATTGTTGCTACAAAAAATGTAGTAACAGTTAATAACGCTGATGTGATAACCATAGTTGCGGTTACTCCATATCTTTGCCACAATTTCCAAGCTGTAGCATCAACATCGAAATAACCATCTTCAGTATTAAAATAATATGCATCCTTAACATAGTAAGGTAAATATCTACAATCTGGTGCAATAGGTAAAAAATGATCTGTCAAAACGGCTGCACTTCTTGATACTTCTCCAGTTTTAATGTAACATAACAACTGACAATATGAAATAACTTCAGCTTCACTCATTGTATAATCTGTAGGTACTATATTTAAACTTCTCAAAACGGCAGACCTGTCTGATTGTTTCATCATCATTAACAATGAAGTAGTGCGTGTTGGACAATAAAATATCTCCTCTTTTTTCAAACCCTCACTAATGATTGCTCTCCTAATTTGTTTAACTTGCTCTGGGTGAGTTCGTAAATATTCTGAGTGTGCATTAGTCCATTGGTATCTTTCTGCCAAATCTATATGCATTTGTGCGTCATCTCTTTCCGATCCTTTCTTATACATAGTGTAAACTCCTGTTTCATATTTTTCTAATTTAATACTTATCTTATCCAAATTAGTATGTATATGATACAAACGTTCTTCATGTGCTAATCTCCGTGTTCCATTTTTATCCCAGGACATTAACTGAATTGTTTTAGTAAAACGACCTGCTACAAGATTAAAAGTTGTTGAAAACCTTTGACTTTCCTGATACTCATGAGGTCCTGACAATCTCCAAGGATTTTTAAGTCCGTTTGCTTTAAACCTATCAGCTTTTTGGGCAAACTTTGCAACGTTTAAATTTGATACTGTATAATAAAAAGAGGCGTCAGGAAAAACTCCAGGTAATACGGGTAATGGCTCTATTGCGGGTATCGCTGGTAAAATTGGAAAATGTCCATCCAAACCAAATATACTCCAAGAATCAAAAGTATCCGTTTTACCAAAAACATTTCCATCTGAAATTGGTTCGTCTTCTTCTTCTAACAAATTAACAGGAGCATCAAAATAATCATCTGAATCGTCATCTGACTCAACACTCTGTAATTCTGGTAACTTACTAAAAACAGCATGTTGTTCAGCTTTAATAGATGAAAAATAATCATGAGTAGGTTTGACTTGTGGTAATGGTTTCTTCCAATAATCAGGTCCTGGTGGTTTAGAAATTTTATCACAATAATCTTGTGAAGCCTTCATTTCATGTACTATAAGCGCAACTAGTTCATAAAAATCAACAGTTCTCTGATATTTTTCAGAGGCTAAATTCCAATGTATATTAAATTTCCATTTCTCTATCATATCATCTACTGAGCCTTTAATGTCATCTTGTCTTTTCATACTCAAAGAAAATCTACAACGCCTTGTAAGAGCTTGCGGATCTTTGATACCTAAATTATCAGGTACACATGGTGTGTTTGTAGTAGTAATTATTAACGGTGAATCAAAATTTACCAATCCTTTATCATTAACCTGTGCCATGTGTAATGGAAATATATTGGAGTTAACCATATGAATCAAATCAGACGACATTATAGTTCGTAAACTTATGTCTTTAACTTGATAAATATCATCAACAGTAACTAAAAATTGTTTATTATAACCATCCCAATATTCATTTTCTGCTTTGCGTTCATAACGCATAGCTTCACTGAACACTGGTTTATCTGTTCCATCATACATATAATTATAAACTGCACTTGCTATTATCGGAATAGCAGTAGATTTTCCACAACCAGCGGGCCCTGCTATATTGACCCAAATAGGTACTGGTCTAGTTTTATTCTCTTGTTGAGCTAAAAGTGCAATATCATAATATTTCTTAACTATAATTAACATAAGTTTCCATCTATCCATTTGTGTGGTAGTAAGACATTTCGACGTTCTAACCCAAGTGTCAAAATCCATTATTTCTTTATAAAAAGTAATAACTTCATCCGCTGCTCCTTTGGTTTTACGTAAATAAGCATGAAAATCTCCTTCATCCGAAATTTTTTTATACTTTTGGTAATTTTCGTCAAAACGGGCCAAATGTTCATTTTCCATAAAGAAAGGTTTACCAGTATAACTACTGTAGGCAAACTCGAAAAATTCTTTTCCATTTGTCATTATAGTGGTCAAAATATTTGTTATATTTCGACCAGCTGTGAACTTAACATTAAAATCATGAGCATATTTCGTGGCCCATCCGTTAAACATCACTAATGATGTAACTCCGAACAGACCTTCCATAATTTTTGAATAATCCATATCACAATTTACCTCATCTTCTGAATCATAATCCGAAGACTCCGACTCAGAATCAGAGGAATCTGATATTTCTGGATTAATTTCAAAAATTTCAGGAACAAATGCATCAGCATTAACATCATTTTCTTGTAAAAATATCCTAGATATGGATGCAAACAATGGTGAAAAATAACCCGATGCATATTTATAACATAATTGTATTAATACTAATATACATGTTATAATTACTAAACTTTTTACAACTTTTTCTTGATAGACAAATTGTATAAATTTAGTAAATTT